GCTGACCACTACAGTCCCGCCCCCAGTTCCTGTTGAGAAAAAAGCCAAAGGTGGCGTAACCCGTGCTGATGGTTGTATCTCTAAAGGGCACACCAAAGGCAAAATGATTTCAATGGGGGGTTAATCATGGCACGTAAAAAAGGTTTGGAAAAAGCCGCTGCGGGGCTTTTGGGCGCTGCTGCATTGTTGCAAGCCACAAAAACTGACTTGACTGACCGGGGTCCTAAATTTCAATATGAAATTGATGAAAGTTTAAATCAATACAGACCTGCAACTGATGATGAATTACGCGATGCGCGAATAAAAGCACTTAAAGGGACTAATATTGTCACTACAAGTGATGGTTTGCCTATAGACACATTAGATGGTCGAGGTTATTTGAAATCTACTCTTTTTAAAAAGGGTGGCTCTGTGTCTGCTTCAAAACGTGCTGACGGTATGGCCCAGCGCGGTAAAACTCGCGGAAAGATGGTGTAACCATGATGGCCAGTCGTGGTATGGGCGCAATCGCCCCATCCAAAATGCCCGGAGCCAAGAAGAAGGCTCGTCGGGATGACACTGACTTTGACGAATACGCCAAAGGCGGCAAAGTCAAAAAAATGGCTGAAGGTGATCTTGTAAAAGATTTTGAAGTAAAACCAACATCCTTGACTCTTGACAAAGACTACAAGGGCGCAAGCGCAAACGTTTCTGGCAACATACCTTTAAGCGATAGAGAAAAGATTGCGCTTAGTGCAGACTTGTCCGCAGGTAAAGCCAAAGGTCAGAAATTACGGGGCAATTTAGACAATGTGATGGCCGAGTACAAGCGTCAAATTGACAAAGACACGGACATTGGCGCGTCAATTAGTCGTGGGCCATCTGGCAGTAGCCGATATGGCGTTTCGTACAACAAACGCTTTAAAGAAGGCGGGAAATCCAAGGTCAACGAGGCTGGCGTTTACACCAAACCCGGTATGCGCAAGTCGCTGTTTGAGTCCATCAAGTCTCGTGCGGTGCAAGGCACTGGCGCAGGCCAATGGTCGGCCCGGAAAGCGCAGTTGCTAGCAAAGCAATACAAGGCAAAAGGCGGGGGTTATCGTGGCTAAATTTCCTGATTTGACTGGTGACGGCAAAATCACTCAGGCAGACATTCTCAAAGGCCGAGGCGTCGGCATGAAAAAAGGCGGGTCAGTTCCCAAGGGTATGCACCGTATGCCTGATGGTTCGCTGATGAAGGGTAGCAAACACAAAGCACCCACTGCCAAAAAGTCGGGAAAGAAAAAGTGAAAAACCCGCAGCAGTCACTCAAGGATTGGACCGCGCAAAAGTGGAGGACGAAAAGTGGCAAACGCTCTTCTGACACGGGTGAAAGGTATCTTCCAGAGTCTGCGATCAAAGCTCTCAGCCCTTCTGAGTACGCTGCGACAACACGTGCGAAACGTGCTGGCAAAGCTGCGGGGAAACAATTCGTGAAGCAACCACCCAAGGTGGCAGCAAAAACCGCGAGGTACAGGTAATGGCAAAAAAACCAAAACAATTTAATGACGGTGGTGTTATTGGGAATGCCAATTATCCGTTTGGTCAAGGCCAAGCCACTTCATCCGCTCCTGTTTCAAACACAGGTCTTGGCAACACATCTCCTCTGGTGCAAGTAAATACACCCGGTGCAGAGGTAGCAGAAACTGTAGACGCCACAAAACCTTTTGGCATGAAAAAAGGCGGCGTTGTTTCCGCTTCCAAGCGTGCTGACGGTTGTGCCCAGCGTGGTAAAACCCGTGGAAGAATGCGTTAAATATGGCAAACACCTCTGGCGCATCAGCATTTAACCTTGACCTGACTGAGTTGGTCGAGGAGGCATATGAGCGGGCTGGCTCAGAGTTGCGTACGGGTTACGACCTGCGCACAGCGCGGCGTTCGCTCAACATTATGTTTGCCGATTGGGCCAATCGCGGCATTAACATGTGGACGATTGAGTCGGGAATCATCCCGCTTGTCCAAGGCCAGAACACTTACGCTCTGCCTGATGACACTGTCGATCTGCTGGAACATGTAATTCGTACTGGCGGAAATGTCTCAGCAACACAAGCTGACCTGACCATCACTCGGATCAGCGTTTCCACCTACGCCACCATCCCCAACAAGATTCAGCAGGCGCGACCAATCCAAGTGTGGGTACAGCGTTTCAACGGGCAAAATTCGCCCACTGGCTTGCAACTGTCTGGAGGTATCTCTGCAACTGCCACGCAGATCACGCTCAATTCAGTCATTGGTTTACCCGCAACAGGGTTCGTGAAGATTGACAACGAGATCATTAACTACGGGTACATCTCAGGGAATACCCTGTACAACTGTTTCCGTGGTCAGCAAGATACCACTGCTGCACTGCACAATAGCGGGACAGCCGTATATTGGGCGCAGGTTCCCGCTGTAACCGTATGGCCGACACCTGACGGTGCTCAGAGCTATCAGTTCGTGTATTGGCGGCTTCGTCGTACCCAAGACGCTGGTGGCGGTGTAAACGTGATGGATGTCCCGTTTCGGTTCATCCCCTGCATGGCCGCTGGCCTGTCCTACTACTTGGCGATGAAGGTACCCGGCGCGGCTGAGCGTTTGGATGTCCTTAAACAGCAGTATGACGAGGCATGGCAGTTGGCTTCGGATGAGGACCGGGAGAAAGCCGCAATCCGGTTTGTGCCCCGTCAGCAATTCATTGGCGGTACGTTTTAATGGGAAATAGATTCGCGTCCGGCAAAAATGCCATTGCAGAATGTGATCGCTGCGGGCAGCGCTATAAGCTTACGGCACTCAAGCGTGAGGTCATTAAGACAAAAAACTATGATTTGCTGGTATGCCCGGAGTGCTGGGACCCCGACCAGCCCCAGCTTCAATTGGGTATGTATCCTGTAGATGACCCACAAGGTTTGCGCAACCCACGCCCTGATCGCAGCTACGTGACCTCTGGTTTGTCTGGCTTGCAGATTGAAGAGACCACCAGTCCTAACCCGTTAGCTCAGGGTACGCTTGAAATGGGTAGCAGGATTATCCAATGGGGCTGGGCACCTGTGGGTGGAGCAAGTTTGAATGATTACGGACTCACACCAAGCAACTTGGTTTTAACCGTAAATCTTGGTACAGTAACAACTGCAACGACATAAGGAGTCGATCATGGACGCAAAGAAAGCCGTGCATAAACACGAAAAGGCTATGCACCCCGGCAAACCCCTGACCAAAATGAAGGCCGGTGGCAAGACCAACGCCGACATGCTCAAGTACGGGCGCAACATGGCCAAGGTCATGAACCAGCGCAGCCCCGGTCGCAAGGGAGGCTGAAATGGCAACTTACAAAGTACCCAAGAAGGTCGCATCTGTTGTGGTGGGTGAAGAGCCTGCCAAAGAAACGATGCGCAAGGCTAACGTAAACGTGGCCAACACCCGCAGTCAAGATTACCCGCCTGTGAAAACCAGCGGCATCAAGATTCGTGGCACCGGCGCAGCCACTAAAGGTTTGATGGCCCGAGGGCCCATGGCTTGATATGACCAATACCGAGTTGAGTAACGCGATTCAGGATTACACCCAGAACTACGAACAAGAGTTCGTGGCGAATATTCCTGTCTTTGTTCAACAAGCAGAGCAGCGCATTTTCAACTCGGTGCAGTTTCCATCGCTGCGCAAGAACGTCACGGGCTCAACTTCTACAAACAACAAATATTTGAGCTGTCCCGGAGATTTTCTGGCTGTGTATTCAATGGCTGTTATCAGCCCTGATGGCTCGTACGAGTATCTGCTCAACAAGGATGTGAACTTCATCCGGCAGGCATACCCGCAACCAACAGACACAGCGATCCCTAAGTACTACGCGCTGTTTGGCCCGACGGTATCCGGAGTAACAATCTCGGATGAGCTGTCATTTATCCTTGGCCCTACACCCGATGCGGTGTATAGCGTTGAGTTGCACTATTTTTATTACCCTGAGTCAATCACAACGGCGGCAGATGGCCGCACGTGGCTTGGCGACAACTTTGATACGGTCTTGCTTTATGGCTCGCTGGTTGAGGCTTACACTTTTATGAAGGGTGAAGCAGACATGATGGCGCTGTACGACGGAAAGTACAAGGAAGCGCTCATGCTTGCTAAACGTCTGGGTGATGGTCTGGAGCGCAGCGATGCGTACCGCAGTGGTCAGGCACGGCTTGCACCATTGCCGCAAAATAGCGGGGTTCAGTGATGGCCTTTACAGGCAACTACTCCTGCAACACGCTGCGGTCTGGTCTTGCCAACGGCACGATCAACTTCGCCACTGATACGTTCTATCTGGCGCTGTACACCAACTCAGCTACGCTGGATCAAACAACCACGGCATACAGCACCACGGGTGAAGCCACTGGCGGCAACTATGTTGCAGGCGGTGCAATAGTGACGGCTACTATTGCAAGCGAGGCCGCAGCAACAGGTAGCACCACGTACGTCAACTTTTCATCTCCAGCGTGGACGGGGGCCATCACCGCTCGTGGTGCGCTGATCTATACGCCGGGTGACAATGGCGCTGTCTGCGTGTTGGACTTCGGGTCTGACAAAACCTCAACCACATCTTTCACCGTGCAGATGCCCGCAAACACCGCGACTTCTGCTTTAATTCGACTTGTTTAAGGAGCATCTCATGTCTTACGAAATTGCAAAAGCCTCTGATGCCGTCGCTGGCGGTCTGATTGCAGGCACAAAAAACACCGAAGTTGCCAAAGCTACTGGCCGTTTCCGCATGGAATGCTACGACAAAGACGGCCTGCTCAAGTGGTCTGCCGAGTCGCAGAACCTTGTGGTTAACGTCGGTCTTCAGTACATGGCAGGTGCGGCCCTGACCAGTACGACACAGCTCACCACTTGGTATATTGGCCTGTATGGCGCTGGTGCATCCAATACTCCTGCTGCTGGCGACACGATGGCATCTCACGCTGGCTGGACGGAAGTCACGCCTTATGCTGGCACCCGCCCTGCTGCCACGTTTGCCGCTGCTACCAACGCCAACCCATCGGTTGTGACGAACACTGCCAGCCCGGCATCGTTCTCGATCAACGCTACTCAAACTGTGGGTGGTGCGTTCCTGACCAGCAATAACACCGCTGGCGGTAGCACGGGTACGTTGTTCTCTGCTGCTGACTTCCAGTCGCCCGGTGATCGCTCTGTTGTTTCAGGTGACACACTGAACGTCACGTACACCTTCAGTCTGGCCGGTTAATGGGGTGAGCAATGGTGAAGATTGATTTTGAGTTTGACTCGACCTATGGTGTGTTCCGAGATGCCTTGCATCTGCCGGACGATCATGGGCTGTCTGACGCTGAGATTGAGGCCATGAAGAAGCAACGCTTTGACAATTGGCTGGCCATTGTTAACCCCCCACCAGTAGAATCGCCTCCAGTAACGGAGGCATAAATGGCTGACCGCTACTGGGTTGGTGGAACTGGCACTTGGAACACCACCAGCACAACAAACTGGTCTGCCTCATCTGGCGGTGCTAGTGGCGCTTCTGTCCCCACTGTAGCGGACAGCGTATTCTTTGACCAAGCGAGTACTTATACCGTCACCATGACGGGCGCTTTGGCTTGTCTGGACATTACTGTTTCTGCGGGCACGGTCACATTTGCTACAGGTACATCCCCCACGCTTGATGTGCGGGGATCAATGACGCTGCTGGCGGGGACGGTGTGGAGTTCAACAGGCACTATTACTTTTACTTCTACCAGCACTGGTAGGACAGTTACCACAAATGGCGTTACGCTTTCTGCATCGGTAACTTTTAACGGTGTTGGAGGTGGGTGGACGCTTGGCAGTGCTTTAACACTGGCTGTTGGAAATCGTGTTTTTACTGTTTCTGCTGGAACATTTGATACATCATCAACAGGAAACTACTCAATTACTTGCGGGGTATTTAGGTCAGAAGGGAGCACAGCTAGGACTTTAAACTTAAACGCCTCAACGATTACTTACGGCAACGGAGTAAGTGGGGGCATATTTAATATGACAAGTACTGGCATTACATTTAATGCCGGAACGTCTACATTTACAACAAATCAAGTTAGTAGTTTTCATGCCTTGGCCGGTTTAGCTTACTACAATTTTTCGTTTACAAGCACCGCTGGTTCCACGCAGTCAATCACAGGCGCAAACACTTTTAACAACTTTTCCGTTGCAGCTCCATCATCCGCTGGTGTAAGCACAGTCACCTTCGCCGCCCAGCAAACCATCAACGGCACCCTGTCTACTACAGGAACAGCGGGGAACAGGCGGGTGTTCTTTGCATCTGCCACCTACGGCATTTCTGTTGATCTGGTTGTAAACAGCGCACCAAGCCTGACAGACGTAGACTTCCGTGGTTTGTACGTCAGGGGCACATCAGCCCCAATCAGCGGCACACGCATTGGCAATTGCGGTGAGTGCAGGGGGATCACGTTCAGTACGCCTAAAACGGTGTATTGGAACTTGGCTGGAACAAACAACTCGGTGGATAACGGATGGGCCACGACATCTACTGGGACACCCTCTACGAACAATTTCCCGTTGCCGCAGGACACGGCCACGTTTACCAATGCTGGCGCAATTACAGAAATAGCATATAACGGGGTAATTCCATTTATCTCAAATCTTGATATGTCTGCTCGTACCAGCGCTGCTACATTAAGATTAAATGGTGCTAATGCAGTATATGGAAACATCACTCTTGGTTCTGGTATAACTATTGCAGGGGCTGGTATACAAACCTTCTCCGGCGGCGCAACCCAAACCATCACCAGCGCAGGTAAAACATTTTCTTGTCCCATCACCGTAGACACCTACGGCGGCACAGTTCAGCTTGCGGATGCGCTGGACATTGGGTCGCAAACGCTGACGGTTACAAACGGTACGTTTAATACGGCAGGATATGCGGTTACAGCAGGGACTTTTTCTTCTG